GAAGCAGATCCATAAGTGCCGGCAGTTACTCCGCTATTAGCCAAAGCGATTGTGACTGCGCTCGCGCCATTGTATGAAGTGCCTGAAAGCCCAGTTCCTATGGTTAAAGCATAAGGATTAACTGCAGTAACCGTTGTAGAACCTCCCAGGCTTACCGCATTTCCATTAATGGTTATAGAGCTATTGGCAAGGTAAGAATTCGCTACTGGAGTGCCATTCCAAACCCCTGTCGTGATTGTTCCGATAGTTGCAAGGTTGGGAATTGAAGTAATTGCTGATTGAGTTGCGCTAGTTACGGAGGCAGCAGTTCCAGTTGTATTTTGATTAAGCGTAGGTACGTCAGCAGCTACTAAAGCTCTAAAAGTTGGAGTTCCTGCGCTACCATTTGGAGCAGCAAAAAAGGTATTTGCAGTCTCAGAATTGAGGGTTGCAGTTAATGTTCCCGATCCTGTGATTGGAGATCCCGAAACGCTAAAAATTGAAGGCAATGATAAGCCAACGCTTGTGACAGTACCACCTGATCCAGTTGCGCTTAATGTACCGCCTGAAAATGAAATACCCGATCCAATCGATACATTGGAAAAACCGCCTGATCCATTGCCATAAAGCAAAGATGATCCACTTGTTTGAGGTGCTGGGGTAAACCCTAATGCAATATCCACATCGGAGCTAGTCAAAGTGACTGCGCCAGTTCTTCCATTAAAACTATTGACACCGCTTGTGGTTAAAACGGTGTATTTTACGTTTCCTGAATTATCAACGACTTGCCAAGCGCTACCATGCGTCCAAGTGAGTTTGTCACCGACATTCAGTTGTATATCAAGAATCTTATAGGTTGTTGCAGTATCTAAATATTGAATCGTGACAACTTGATAGACTGTATCCGTATTCAATACGGTGATCATATCGATGTCGCGAATTGTTGATGCTGCAGGAGCATTACAAATCGTGACTGGAGTTGTTCCGTTTGAATTAGATAGCTGAGTAGCGCCTAAATAGGTGCTTGCAGTTTGATCTGAATAAGAAACAACGATCTGAAGGTTATTGGTTGTCTTGGCAGCACCAAGAAATAACTGAAGCGATCGGTTTATTGTGTCAAGTCTTATCATAAATTATCCATGAGCTGCAGCAAAAGCATAGCTAGCTGGTGAAGTTCCACCACCACCCGTTGCAGACAAAGTGCCATTGATAAATGACAAATTTGCACCAATAGTGACGTTGCTAAAACCACCAGCCCCATTACCCGATAGGATAGAGCTTCCGTTGGTCAATGCCAAGTTAATATTTTGCGAAAACACATAATCTTGCATTTCGCTTAATTGTCTTTGAAGATTGGTGATGTCAGTAGCAAAATTTAACGTATTGTCATAAGCCTGTTGATCTTGAACTTGAGTTAAATTTAATTGAGGTGTGTCATTTCCACCAGTACGCTGATAAAGCTGAATCAAAAACATGAGCCAAGGTTGGCTAATCTGTCCTGATTGATCTAGGAAAGGTACAGATAAATAGGGGGTATTAGTTGATAAATTGCTCATCGATGATTTGGAGCAGCATCAATAAAAGCCCCTGAAAGGGCAGTTTTAACAGGATCAGACCAAGAAAGCTGAAATACCCTATCTCTAGCCATACCAAGGCGCATCCATTGAATAGAGGTCAAATAAGTACCTTCTACACCCATAGTTTGCCCTATAGGATTGCCAAAAGATTTACCGCGATCATCAGACCATTCAAGGAATACGGTTACAGGCTCATTATTGTTGCCATTTCCCGATTCCATTTCAGCAATAAAAGACTTGTATCGAACTCGATCAGAGTTGTCATCTTCAGAATGATAAAAACCGCGCGTCCGAACGATCGGGCCACCAAAGTCAGAGTAATTATTCTGATCTAGGGCATAAAGTTTTCCATTTTGCCAATCACCGACAACAAGAGTGTTGTAAGCGAAAGCAAAGCAATTACCACGATGACGGTTAAATTGTCCATTAGTATCAGTCCAAAGCCATTCATTCCATTGAGCATTTGAAAGATCAAATACCCAAGTTTTATTTGCAGACGGGAAAATTACGACATAAAAGTAATGGCCATTAAATTGATAGGTATATCCAATGGCATCAGAAATCGTAGGATAAGTTTGAAGTTCCTGATCAATTGCAAAAGTGCTTATTTGTTGCGCATTAAAATTGCTTGTTTTGCAGATTGTGGCCGTTCCTTGTGGAGATTTTGCAACCCAATAAATCTCTCCGTCCATTTGAGCAATTGAATTTGTTGCAGCGCAACCATACTGAATAAATGATCCAGGTAAACGTTCAAAAGGGAATGTAGTATTTCCTGCATTAAACCAAACCTCTGTAGTTACTTCACCAAATAAATAAATGTATCTGCGAGCAACCCCAATTCCTACTAAATTGTCAGAAAATCCATCTTTTGATGCGTAATCAACAGGATCAATTTGAATCTGATTATCAAGCGAGATATACCATTGGTTTGTGCCTGGACGATTAAATACTAAATATCCATCAACAAAATTAACTTGATTTGATCCATAAAATCCACCTTGATCGCCAGTTGCATCGCTTGAATTGTCCACCGGAGCAAAGGCATTCCCAGCAAGCTCGACAGTATATCCACCAGCATTAGTATCAGATGCTAGCGTCCCATCAACAATAAATAAATAAACACCGTTATCCACCATTGAAACTGGGCCGGAAGTTGATCCAATTGTCCCAAGCGCAGTTAAAACCCAATTCTGACTAATTGCATAAACGGTGCTATTGCAAACACCATATAGTTGATTATTGCTTGCAAAAAACAGTCCGCGCCAACCATTGACCCCAGCAGTTGCCAAAGTAGTAAGGCCTGGAGTTGGATAATGAGTAAAAGGGAAAACCGCAGCATCGGGATTTTTTTCAAGAAAAAGATTGATGCAACGCTGCGCACCAGCGATGACGCTCTTGGTTTGGTATGCTCCTGTGACTAGAGCAGCTTTAGCCATTAGCCTGCGCTCCCAACGTAGAAGTCACCATAAATATTGTATGCGCCCGACTTGCCACGTAAAGCAACAGGCATATGCAATAAAGGAATCTGAGAGTTGACTTCTTCGATGGCTCGCATTGAGGCTTCAGCATATCCAGTCAATTCAGGGGTGATTGGCAATCCATACATGACGCAAATACGTCTAGCAAGATTCCAATGCAAAGCATCTAAATATTCAGGAGGCAATACGATTTGATCGTTGATGGTTTGGAATGCTTCCAATTGCACCATGACCGAAATAAAGATTTCATATTGATTATTTGGTACTGGCCAAATATATAGCTCGCCCATCGGAAAGCCTGTGTTGTAGTAGGCATACTGAGGGAAAGCATTTAAATTTTTAATGGAGATTCGGTTGTAATCTTCCTGCGCTCTCAAGACTTCCAAAGGATAATCCACAGGAAGCGGAGTGTTTTTGTTCATGCGGAAAAAAGCGCTTTCGAGCTTTACCGGTCTTGTGATATTGAAATCACCGCCTGTTCCGACTGAATAGGTTAATGCGCCTGTCGCCTGCAATCCAACGGTTACGAGGTTGTAAACCATGTAGCGCCTGCGTTGCCATTGCGCCATCATCATGTTTAACTGATTGAAACAGTCATTCGTATCCTGTGCCAACGGGGTTTGACCCACACCGATCACATTTGCAGTCTTAAGGGCTAAATTAATAATGTCTGACGGTGTTGTTGGCAATGGTTGTGTCATTTTTTAGGCCTGCCCCTCTTAACTTTTGGCATCTCTGCGACTGGTTCTACTGCTTGATTCAATATTGCTTGCTCTTCTTCCGCATCATTAGCTAGTTGCGGAATCCCAGCAGGGCTTGTGACCCATTTGGGATATTCCTTAAACTCATAAAAAGGGGGAGGGTTTCCCCTCACCCCCAACCGATTAAACAACATCGGCAACTACACAAGACCATTCAGGACGGATTGCAGCGTAACCGTAGAGGATGTCCATACGAGTAATCAAGCTATCGCTCATTACGTCATATGCTTCGATCATACGGAGGCTGATACCGTCAAAGTTAGCGCGAGCAGCTTGTACCACACCGGCAGTAGGCATTTCCAAGTCGGCAGT